CTATGCAAGGTCTAGGTAACAGTCCATCTTTTCTTACCGAAGGTTCTTGGGTAGTAGGATTTTGGCGTGATGCAAACGAAAAACAACAACCTATTATCATGGGTTCTTTGCCTGGCGTACCAGCAAATGTTGCCGATAAGACTAAAGGTTTCAATGACCCTAGTGGAAAATATCCTGCTAAAACTATAACTCACTCAAATCACTCAACAGGTGAATCAGATGTATCAAGACTTGCGAGAGGTGAAGATGCAGAAACTCATAAACTTTTACTAGAGAGAAGAAAGAATCAATTCAAAGATATTTTTAAAGCAAGAAAACCTTTTATACCTTCTGTATCTACCAATACAACAAACGAAGATAATAAAACTTTTAGTGAACCTAATCCTAGAGGTGTGGAAACTACAGGAACAGATACAGGACAATATCCTTTTAACCATGTACACGAATCTGAATCTGGACATGTATCTGAAATAGATGATACACCAAATGGTGAAAGATTATTAACACAACACAAGTCTGGCACCTATGAAGAAATAGTTGCAGATGGTACAAAGACAATTAAAGTTGTCGGTGATAACTATGAAATGGTTATCGGAAGCACTAACATTTTTATACAAGGTGATGTCAATATGACCACCTATGGAACAAAGAGAGAATATATAGAAGATGATTATATACTAGAAGTCGGTGGTGATTTTACTCGTTTAGTTTATGGTAACGAACAAGTTAAGATTGGTGCTGCTGGTGCTGGTAACTTAGAAGAAGTGGTTATGGGTAATCATGCATATAATATTAGTGGTGCTGTTAAAGGTGGTATTGGTACAGATGATGCATCACAAAGTAGAGATTATGATTTAAACATTGGTGGTAACTTTGGAACTACTATTGGTGGCGACCACTTCATAACTAGTATCGGTAATATGACATTAACGACAGCAGAATCATTGGCAACAATATCACTAAAAACTACAAGTGTAACTGCTGCTAGTTCCACAGATGGAAATATTGCAATCCTCGCTGGAACAAGTTTAGATATGAAGTCAGCAACTACAATGTCAATTAAATCTGAAACAACAATTGATATGGATGCAACAACTGAAATAGATATAGATTCAGCAGAGATTAATTTAAATTAGGAGAGGATATGCCAGGAATATGTAGAAATATAGATATAGCAGGTGGACTTTTGATTGCAACACAATCTACTGTTAAAGCAAATGGCGCTAATGTTATTGTAAACGCTAACCCTGTAACAGGTCATGGTTCTGGTGTTCATGCCTCACCAATCATGATTGCTGGTTCTAACAATGTTTTTGTTGGTGGTGTTGCAGTTTGTAATGCTGGAGATTTAGCAACTTGTGGACACCCAGCAACAGGTTCATCAAATGTAAATGTAGGAAACTAAATATGTCAATTTTAAATAAAATAAAATCAGGTGGTTTGTGTGGAGCATCTTCATTACAAGGAGATGTATTAGGTTCGTTTGATACATTGAAGTCTGGTGTAACAGATGCAGTAACAGGAACTATTGGTAACCCATCTGATATTACAAGTGCGATAGAGGGTAACTTAACAAGTTTAAAAACTTCTGTTACAAGTATGTTACCAGAGTTACCAGATGCACCAAATGTTAATTTTCAATCAGAACTAAAATCACTTCAAAATCTACAGGTAGGTTCTATAGGTTATTTAAGTAAAATTGCAACATTAAAATCTCAGTTTGGAAGTCTTATAGATTTAGATGCTTTAGGTGATTTATCAAAGATTGATGCTTGCTCTCTAGATAATCTCTCTTTACCGAGTGGAACAAGCACACCTATAAAACAAAGTGCAGATGTTATTCTTGCTAGTGCTAAAGAAGTGGTTACTACTAAACCATCTATTAAAAAATTTGAAATGGGCACAGTAGATGCAGTAGTAGATAAAGTAAAGAATTATACAGATGTTGTATGATTTCTTTATAAATAATCTATAAAGATTAGGGGATAAAATGTCTGCGTACAAAGATGCACAAGCTAACAATGATATTAGTCGTAATGTCAGACAGTATTCTGACCTAGACTTATTCTTTGGTAAGAGAACAGTTGGTAGTGATGTCAATAAAGTAACTGATATACAAGCAGTTAAGAGGTCAGTAAGAAACTTAATATTATTAAACACTTACGATAAACCATTCCACCCAGAAATAGCAGGTGGTGTTCGTGAAATGTTGTTTGAACCCATGACACCTATCATTGCTCAGATTATTGCCAGAAAGGTAGAGGATGTAATTGATAACTTTGAACCGAGAGCAAGATTAGTAGGAGTTAGAGCGATACCAGATTTAGATAGAAATGCATACGATTTATCTGTACACTTTTATGTAGTAAATGCACCCACAGAATTAGTAGACCTATCAGTTATGTTAGAGAGATTACGATAATGGCAGTTAATGATAAAAAACTTAGAGTAACCGAATTAGACTTTGATAACATCAAAGATAATCTAAAGACTTTTCTAAAAGCACAAACAGAATTTAAAGACTATGACTTTGAAGGTGCTGGTATGAATATCCTACTAGACACCTTAGCGTATAACACACACTATCTAGGATTTAACGCAAACATGTTAGCAAATGAAATGTTTTTAGATAGTGCATCACTTCGTTCAAGTATAGTATCTCATGCAAAGAGTTTAGGTTATGAAGTATCATCACCTAGAGCACCTATCGCAACAGTTAATATAAGTTTAGGAACAACTGCGAGTACAAAAACAATGTCAGCAGGAACAGCATTCACAACCACAGTTGATGGGACAAGTTATCAGTTTGTTACGATTGGAGATATAACAGCAAGTAACACAGGGAGTTCAGTTCCTTTTGATAGTGTAAATATTTACGAAGGTAGTTACATCACCACAAGATACACAGTAGACACTAGTGATGTTGACCAAAGATTTTTATTAAGTGATGCTCGTTCAGATACAACAACACTAACAGTACAAGTACAAAACTCATCATCTGATAGCACAACAACTACATATACAAAAGCAACAGATATAACACAACAATCCTCATCAAGTACAGTTTATTATTTACAAGAAACTGATAGTGGTTTGTTTGAAATTTATTTTGGTGATGGAGTGGTTAGTAAAGGATTGTCAGATGGTAACATAGTCATATTAAAATATGTTGTTACAAATAAGACTTTAGCAAATGGTGCATCTGAATTTTTCTCACCTTCAAGTATTGATGGAGTAACTGATGTTACAACCACAACAGTTACAAATGCTTCTGGTGGTTCTGAATCAGAATCCATGCAATCAATAAAATTAAATGCACCATTAGATTATGCCGCTCAAGGTAGAGCAGTTACAGTAGATGATTATAAAACATATGCTAAAAAATTATTTCCTAACACACAAGCAGTTTCTGTTTGGGGTGGAGAAGATGGTAGTTTTGATACGAGTACAGGTGTATCATCTAATCCAGAATATGGTAAAGTGTTTATCTCAATCAAATCTACAACAGGACAAAATTTAACCTCTGTACAAAAAAGTAATTTAGTAACAGCATTTGCTCCATTTAAAGTTGCATCTGTTACACCTGTTATCGTAGACCCAGAAACAACTTTCATAATTTTAAATGTAACATTTAATTATGATTCAACTGCGACAACATACACTAAAGATGAGTTAGCAAGTTTGATTGCAACAACTATATCTAATTATAACTCTACAGACTTACAACAATTTAATAGCACATTTAGACATTCTAAACTTACAGGGTTGATTGATGATACTGATACATCCATTTTAAATAATACGACAACTGTTACTATGGGTAAATTTTTTACACCTGTAGCATCTTCATCATCATATACAATTAACTTTAATAATAAATTTTTTAATCCTCATTCAGGACACAATGCAGATGCTGGTGGGGTGGTTGCATCTACAGGATTTTATTTAGATAATGATACAACAACAGAATACTTTTTTGATGATGATGGTTCTGGTAATTTAAGAATTTATTCTTTATCTTCGGCAGGTGTTAGAACATATTTAAATTCT